AGGCATCGAGGAAGTTGGCCGCAACGATCAGCTTATCTTACTGTGCGAAATAACTGGAACACATGGCACAGGGATCACTTGAGGCCAAAGGTAGCGGCGTAGGCTTTGAAGGAATCGGCGCAGACATTAAGCCGCTTATGAAGCAATTTGAGCAGCTACGTAAACAGGTAAGCGATCCAAAGGTGCAGGCGCGGATACATCGCGCGGTGGGTAAGCTTTACAAAGATGAGATGTTGAACAATATCGTAGACGCAAAGGAAACGATTAGAATCCGCAGAGGTGGCAAAGGTGGCTTTGATATTAAGGCAGGGACGCTAAGGCGATCCGTAAAGGTTTGGCAGATTTCAAAGCAACACAGTACGTTTTGGGTTGGGCCACGTGTAGGAAGGAAAGCGCCAAAAGACGCGGACGGATGGTTTGCCAACATAGTCGAAGGTGATGACCAGTTTATAAAAGGTAACAACCGAAACAAAGGCGTCTTTGCTCGGTCCATTGCAAACAAGCGCACAGAAGCATTTGAGAAGATGCGTAAAAAGTATAAATTTCAGATTGATAAAGTCGCACGAAACAAAGGGAACAAATGAATGCAGGAATAGCCGCGTACGTAATACTGGCGCAAAATACAGACGTCACCGATATCGTTGGCGTTAACATATTTCCCGAGGTTGCAGAGCAGGAGACAGCAACGCCGTTTATCGTTTACCAACTGTTGAGCGTAGCGCCTGAAGACACGCACGACGGGCCGAGTACGTTGGATGAGGTACGCTTTGAATTCCTGTGTTATGCCGATAGCTATGCCCTTGCCGCTGATCTCGGCAGCAAGGTACGCGGCGCACTGGACCGCGTGAGCGGCACTTACAACGGCGTAAACGTGGAGAGCATCCAATTCAATGACGTCGATATAGACACGATTGACGCACCGCGCCGCTTTGCTCAGGTGCTAACGTTTACTTTTCGGATCAAGCGCGACAATGTAGAGATTGCACAGGGCACACCAGTCACGGGCGCAAAGCTTGGCGATCTGTACGACGTAGATACTACAGGCGTAACCGATGGGCAGGTGATTGAATACGACGCAGCGACACAGGAATGGCTACCAAGTAGCGCGGGCGGTATTTCTACACTTGCACAACTTACCGACGTAACAATAAGCAGCCTACAGAATCACGATGTATTAAAATACAATGCTGGAGCAACAAACAAGTGGGAAAATGTGGACTGGCTTTTGGTGTTGTATTCTGAATTGAAACAAGGAACAAGCACAACACAGACCAACGGAGGGGCGACAGATAGCAGCCTAGAGCTTACAGTCACACAGGCAAAACTCAAGGCGGGAATTTCGGGCGTAGAAATTACGGAGACAAGCCCAGCAGATATTGATTTCATAGTAGCAACAGACGGCAGCGGCACGACTGCATACACAGCACTAAACATTGACGGGTCTACAACGGCAAACGAGGCTGATATAAACGTGCATGGTAAGTTTTACATTCACGATGTCGGTAACACGACTAAGGCGTATATCCGTTTAAACAGCGCAGGCAATGTAAACCTAAGCCTACCTACAAGTTCAGGAACACTTGCGCTCACATCAGCAATACCATCTGTACCTGTAGATTCTGTAAACGGTCAAACGGGAGTAGTTGTTTTAGATACTGATGATATTGCAGAAGGCACTACCAATGAATACTTTACAGATGCACGGGTTGCAGCCAATAGCGCAGTTGCAGCTAATACGGCAAAGGTGGGCATAACAACCCAACAAGCTTCAGACATTACCGCCAACAACGCGAAGATTGCAACAGTCGTTGATGATACCTCACCACAGCTCGGAGGCAACCTTGATGTGCAAGCCCGACAGATAGACACGTCAACAACAAACGGAAATATCATTTTAGCTCCAAATGGCTCGGGGGTTCTAGAGGTAAAGGGAGACACAAATGATGGAGCCATTCAGCTTAATTGCAACCAAAATTTGCACGGTGTTAAGATTCAATCTCCTCCTCATAGCGCGGCAGCTAGTTACACCCTTGTCCTTCCTAATGACACAGGAACGAACGGGCAAGCCTTAACAACTAACGGATCGGGTGTTCTTTCGTTTGCAGATGTAAGCAACAACGCGGGCACAGTTACAAGCGTAGCAACGGGCACAGGGTTAAGCGGTGGAACAATTACAGGAAGCGGTACGATTGCGCTTGCAGACACAGCGGTGACAGCAGCGGCATATACGAACGCGAATATAACCGTAGACGCTCAGGGAAGAATTACAGCGGCAGCAAACGGAACAAGTGGAGGCGTTACATCTGTGAATAGTTTAACGGGCGGCTTGACAATTGCAGCAGGTGCAAACGTAACCATATCTGACAACGGTAGCGACACGATTACAATTGCGAGCAGTGGAGGCGGCGGCGGTGGATTGACGGCGGTAACTGGAACTGCACCGATTACAAGTAGCGGAGGCAATACACCTGACATTGCAATTACGGCAGCGACAACAAGCGCAGCGGGTTCAATGAGTAGTGCCGACAAGACAAAGCTCGACAACATCACGTCATCTTATGAGGAGGACGAGTTAAAGACAGGCATGAACACAACGATGAACACGAATGTAAGTGTTGCATCAAACAGGATTGTAGATATTATGGGGGACGCTTTAGCTGACACTAGCAACGCTAACAGCAAGAAATTCTTAGGCTTTCACACGGGCAGCGGTTCATGTGTTTTGCAGGGGATGGTTGATGCGGGAAACAGTATAAGTGGAGCATCGGCAGGAAGTGCCTTGTGGATTGGCGCGAGTGGGGCGTTTAGCGCGACAGCACCAACGACGACGAATTATTATTCAAGGGTTGTCGGTCATTACATCGGTACAGGGCAAGGAGGTGCTGAGTTAGTTTACTTCAACCCGTCGCAAGATTGGGTTCAAATTAGTTAATCATGGCAGAAATATCAGGAGTCCCAACATCGGACATTAACAACGTTGACGGTTTTTTTACTACTCAGGGCGGTGGCGGTACAGCTACACCTAGCCCAACGCTTAGTACGATGACCGATATTATTAGCTCCTCTAAAACCGTAACCATTACAAACTATGCTTCATACACGCAGCCCTTTGTTAGCGCGTCTGTTTTTATCGGAGCAACAGAAATTGTTAGCACCGCAAATGTAACCGACACAAATGGCGTTTTAACGTGGGAGGATACAGACACCAGCACCTCGACAAGGACCGTAAAAGTGCGGGTGCAGGAGTTTGGCGATTTTGTACAATCCGCAGAGGTCACAGGCACGTATGGCATACTACAAGCGACATTTAGATATTTTCGTTGTCGTGGGGTTGACTCTTCAGGCAACGCGAGCAACGCGCGTTTATCAATATCAAACTGGAGATATACAAGTAGCGGCACAGATTACCCGAGCATCATGACCTCGGACACCGCGCCAACTCCATTTGTTGCAAGCGCGGGTCATTTCTATTCTGCAAGCTACGCTCCGTGGAAGGCATTTGATTCAAGCAATTACACCAATTGGTATTCTTACCAAACTACAGCCGCAAATAATTACCTTGATATTGACATGGGTGCAGCTTATACGTTTCAAAGTGGCATCATTCGAATTCGTTCTTTTAGCGCCGCAACGCACATCACAATAAGCGGAAGCACGGACGGCACGAATTACACAGTTATAAACGACACAATGTCCTTTGCGTATGACACCAATATTAGCCTACTTTAATGAAATACACGAAAGAACAAATTGATGCGGTTGTTTCTGTGACAGGAGCAGAGCTTTTCATAAACCATGTAATTGGAAATGCATACTGTGAAGCTGTTGCCGTTGGCATGATGTTTAGTCACGACAGTGACGGATTAACAGAAAAGGATATTGCAACAATTCAAAGTTTAATGCCGTAAAGAATTATTGATTAAATTGCAGGCATGAAGGTCACAATTCAAAAGGCGTGCAAGCTACGTGGTAACAACTGGAAGAAAGGCGCGACACCGTCAGTTACTTCTGAGTTCGCCGCAGAACTAAAAGCAAAGGGATACCTCGACGCCCCAAAGAAAAAAACGGACTCAGATATTAACGAATTAACAGAAGAATAAAATGGCCATTTTTAACGGTACAAATTTAGGGGTTTACCTCAGTGACACGCTGGTAGCAGCGGCAACGGATTGCTCGCTTTCGTTGAGCATGGAAACGATTGACATCACTACAAAGGACAGCGCGGGATTCCGTGAATTGCTTGCTGGCGTACGATCGGGCAGCGTAAGTTGTAGCGGTTTGATTGATTACCAAG